AAAAAGAAAAGTATGTCCTTCCCATACTCGCTCCTCGCCAGCCTCTTCCAGTTGATATTTTTTTACTGCAGCAAGTGTAACTAAATCATTCAGAATATTTGAAGGAATAGTAACTACACGTTTTCTTTTACCTTTTGTTTCTTTTATGATAATCCCATCTCCAGTTAAATTAACTAAAGCTTGTTCTATTAATAGGGTATTGTTTTCAATGTTTAAATGTTTTTCTTCAAGGGCAACTAGTTCACCTTGTCGAGCAGCACTTACCACAGCCAGTTCAACTAACAATCGTTTTTCAGCAGTCTCTCTATTATTTAATCGCTCAAACAATAATTTAACTTGTTCCTCGCTGTAGGCTTTACCTTCTTCATATTTAAGTTTGGGTAGCTTTATATTTTTACAAGGACTCTCTTCGATTAAATTCCATTCAACTGCTACATTCATAATACTAGCGAATGCCTTGTAAATATTATGGATAGTGGAAGGGGCTAACTCGCTTTCTTTGCCGTCTAATCTTCGTTTTTTCTTCTGTAAATCACCTACAAAAAATACTACATCTACTTTTTTAATATCCTTTAATTTGATATCACCAAAAATAGGGAGGATTCGTTTTTCTAAATGCGTACAGTTATCATGAAATGATCGTGCACTATAATGTTGTTTTGCATAATTATCTTTCCATCGTGGAAAAAGATGATTTAATGTAATCGATTCGATATCACTAAAATAAACATCCTTATTTTGCTTCATTTCTTCTTCAAATAGTATTAGTAGACGCATCGCTTCTTTTTCGCTTTTGGCTTCTACATTTTTAGTTTTACGAATACGGCGATTACCTCGATAACCTAAATCTGCGATAAGTTTGAATTTATTCTTACTGATTTTTTGTACATATCCGATTGCTAACAGCTCCTTTCAAGAAGAGTACAATTGCTAAAAAAATGATTGTTAAGATAATGATGTAGCCTTTTTTGCGCGAAATCATATTCAACATTAAATAGTAGAGAAATTTTATTAATAGCCTTTTCTTCATTTATAGGAAGTTTGATTTTATTTAGCATAAATGTTGGTACACATGCTTGTAGAGCAAAATTATTTGCTTTCCATTCCTGGTACTCTCTAAACAAAGGGGGGGTTTTTGTTTGGTTGCCAGAATGTGAGATTACATGGCCTAACTCATGGCAAAATTCTTGCCATTGTTCCTGCTCGGATAATCGTGAGTCTATATAGATGATGTTGTCATAACTTACTGAATCAATAGGTAAGTAAATGACCTCGAACCCGAGTTTATGTCCTATTATCATTGGATCCAATTGCTTTGGATACATCACATTAATGCTAGTGAATAAATCTTTTATGTAGTCTTCTAAATGAGTATAAACAAAAATCATATCATCCCTCTTTTTGCAAACGTATGTTCTATTTATGTTAACAAAAAAATCCACCATTGGAAAGGCGAATTTTTTAAATATCTGGAAAACCTACATAAAAAATGTAAAATTACTTCTTATTCTCTTGCTGCTTCTTCCACACCTCGTAATAAATTTCGAATTGCTCTAGAGCATCAAGTAAATTTTCAGGTTGGTTTTTGAAAAACAAATTCTCTCTAGTTAAAAAGAAATTGATAACCTCCTTTTGATATGCGCTAAGGTTGTTGTAATCTTCATCTGAAATTCCAGCTAATTTATAATCTACAGGGGTAGGATTATCAGTAACTCCTAATAAATAGTCAGTTGTAACATCGAGTATTTTTGATAATAAAACGAGCATTTCGTTCGAAGGCGTGCTATGTCCGTTTTCATAGTTACTTATTGTACCTTTAGTTGTTTGAAGTTTTCCAGCTAACTGTTCTTGCGTAAGTTTTTTTGCTTTCCGAGCAGCCTTTAATCTATGGTTAAACATCATAATCACCTCACTATGTACAAGTAAATTGTACTATCAAATAACGAATATAACTATCTTGAAAAGAAAAAGTATAAGATTATCATACTTTTATATTGACGTATGAGAATCTTGTTGTTAATATAAAAGTACAAGTTAGTCATACAAAAGGAGGTGGGTTGTTTGAGAAACTTGAACTTGATAAATGCAAGAAAAAATAAAAACCTTACTCAGGCGGAATTAGCTAAAATTTTGAAATGCGTTACCAAAGCAGCTATATCTAATTGGGAAACAGGATACTCTAAACCACGTTTGGAGGTGGCAATGGCTGTATCAAAAATTTTAGAAAAAGATGTAGTCTTTTTATTTGGTTATGATGTACAAGAATCTTGTACTAGGAAACTAGCATAACTGCCCCCACATCACCAACAAAACTGTATATAAAACGAAAGAGGGGTGAGGACATGAAACAAAAAACAGGTTCTGAAATTGAAAAATTACTCGATAAAAATAAATTCGAGATGCGAGAGTTACAAATCCAACTTGGTAAAGACCGTTACGAAACAGTTGTAAATGAAATAAGAGAAGTTCTGGTTCGTAACGGACTTAATGAGTTCAATTCATTTCAGTTACTTAATCATCTAAGCGATATTTTTCGAGTGGAACGTATACATGTTTGAAATTGACTTGAAATAAATCAGGATTAGTGCCATCCATGTGGTCACTACGTAGTTCTTTATTTAAATCAGCAGCAGTTCCTAAAGCATTTTTTAACATTTCTTCTGCTCGCTCAGTGAATTTAGCTACACAATAAGGACAACTAATAGGAAGTTGCTTTTCCCAATTATGCCAGTAAATCGGGAAGGTATTGTCACAGTTATAACATTTTACATCTGCATGAGTTATCAAATTGATCACCTCCAATCTACCAATAGTTTAGCAGATTGGAAAATTTTAAAACATAGGAGGTTTTATCATGAATCAATTACAAATCATTCACGAGCAAGTAGTATTAACAAAAAAATTCAAAGTATATGGCACTTTAGATAATCCATTGTTTTTAGCAAAAGATGTTGCTGAATGGATTGATTATTCGAAAACTAGTCAAGGTTACTACGATGTTTCTACCATGTTAAATACAGTAGATGAAGATGAAAAATGTAAACATTCTTCTACGAACAATCTTCGTAGTACCTGGTTCTTAACAGAAGATGGTTTATATGAAGTTCTTATGCAATCACGTAAACCTATCGCTAAACAATTCAAAAAACAGGTCAAAAACATTTTAAAAGAAATTCGTATCAATGGTGGTTACATTGCTACTAACGACGATGATGACGAAATGACAATTTTAGCAAAAGGTTTTTTAATTGCTCAAAAAACAGTCGAACGTCAAAAGCGTGAAAATGAAGCTCTGCACCAACAGATTGAGCAAGATGCTCCATATACTAAATTCGGAAAAGTAGTAGCTATTTCAGATGGTGCTGTAAACGTTGGCACTTATGCAAAAATGCTTTACGAAAAGCATGGGATAAACCTTGGTCGCAACAAATTGATGGCATGGTTACGAGAAAATGGTTATTTAATCAAACAAAAAGGTGCTGAACGAAACTTACCAAAACAAAAATATATTGAAAATGGTTGGTTCCGGGTAAGACCTGCAGTTGTTGCTAGAACAGAAGGTGATATGCAAACAGGTACACCATTAATCACAGGAAAAGGTCAAATAGCTCTTGCGAATGTACTACTAAATGAGTTCTCCATAATGAAAGGGATTGGTGTTTAATGACTATTAAAAAAATCACAATTGGTGATGCGCAATTTCAATTTGAAGCTTCTATTGCAAATGACGGTGGCTTCATCATTTCTTTAACAGAATATAGAGAAGATGATCAACATGATGCAGTTGAAACTTATGTTGGTATCTCAGAAGCAAAACAAATGATTGATGTTTTACAAGAAGCTATCAAATTTTCAGAAAATCAACCACCTGTATGAAGTGCTAAATGCATAGGCTACAAGATAAATTCTCGTGATAGGGGGTAATCAAATGAATCTGACTATAGATGAACTAAAAGAAGCATTACTAAATGCCGAATTGGCTGAGTTGTTTAAAAAAGCTTACAAACAAGGTGTTGATGATTGTAGGGAAAGTATGAGATTTGAATTATCTCTACCATCTAATTTAAAAAAAGAACATGTAGCTCAAATATTTCAGTGTGAATTACCAACTGTAGAAAAGATCATACGCATGGATGGATTTCCTAAATGTCATGCACTAACAGCTCGTTATCCAAGAGATAAAGTGCTGGAATGGCGAGACAAAAATGTCATGTACATGAACTCACGTCTTGGTATCTATGTGAGTGAAAATGAAAGTCTCAGATTATTAAGAGCATAGGAGAGGCCAGGGCAAATGGCCTCAATGTAAATCAAACTACCAATCTAGTAAAAATCTAAGAGGTAGGGGCAAATCTACCTCTTAACCATTATTATACAGAGAATTTATACAAAGTGCGGTCTCTTACAAGTTAACTTTTTTATGAAATGTGACTTATTCAAATAAGGAAGGAATGGAAATATGACTGTTACTGGAAATTTAGTTGGCGAGGTAATGAAAGAAATTAGGGGTAATGAAACACAATTAAGATTTGGTTTTGACTTTGGAGTAGGGAGAGAGGCCATCTCTAAATATGAAAACGGCCGTAGTAAGGTCCCAGCAGATATAAGTAAAAGCATCGTAGAAAAGTTCGACGATCCTAAGTTTGCACTTGCTGTACAACATCAATATACAGGAACAGGGCCAATATGGTTAAACGGTCCAAATGTAGACCTTCATAGGTGTAGTGTGCGTGAGAAAACAATAGAAGAACTTCAAGAAGCCTTGGATTCAATTATTAGTACAAGCCTAGTCAAACCAAGTGATGCCATCGAGCATTATGAACGAAAAAACATTATGGATATGGTCGAGGAGGCAGTTGAGGCAGCTACAGCACTGGCGAATTTTATCGCAGTTACTACCGAGCACCTTGGCATCAGCTACACAGGGGTTTGGATGGATCACTATAAGTATCTACAGAAAGCAGGATTCATAAAATGATTGAAATAGATGAACAAATCAAATGTGAACAGGCATACATCGAAGATTTAATGACAGAAATTGAAATACATGTACAAAAAGGTCAAATCAACATAGCGATACAACAAGAACGAGATTTACATAATTCGTTGAAACAACTAGAAATACTACATGAACGTAAACGGTTATGGATAACAGCAGAAGTGTTAAATAAGCGAGGAGTACTAGTTAAGGTGGTGAAGAAGGTTGTGGAAATGGCTTGATAACTATTTTTACTTACCAGAGGACGATGTACCAGAATCTCACAGGGAGTTTTGTATTGGTGCCGTTATTACGATGCTTATTATCGGAGTGCCAATCATCATCACTTGTTGGCAATAAGAAAAGCTGTTTAATCATTGCGGGATTAAACAGCCAATAAACCATGGAATATAGATGCATTATAGCATGAAAATTGAACGTTTGCGAGTGCTATCTCGCTCTCGTCAAGCAGCTTACAGCACCGTCTCCCTACGGTTATGCTTTGCCACTGTGAGTTGCTTGATGGGACACCATCAGAAAGCAGGTGTGAATTATGAGTATTGATCAATTCAAGCCGAAGATGCGAGAGGTTCGTATAGACACAGAAGTGTTTGAGGAACGATTTTCTGAGTATGACATCATTAGTGAGTTTACCGGAATCATACTTACATTAGTAGCAATCGAGGATAATGTACGTTACACAAGCTTTGTCACAAAATCATATGCAAATGTTTTACGAAAACAAAAGGAGGAGATAGCGTGAGACAACTTATTGAAGTCGAGAATCCGATGGTCTTAGGAACAATTGAAGCTGTAAATAGTGTACCTACATTTCGATATATTGAGAAAGATTTCCGTGATATCTATGGCAGTTTAATAGTTTTCAATGATGATTATATGGAGTTTTCAAATGGGGATATCGTTCATCTAGATAACATCCATACGTATTTAGAGGATAACTATAATGCCAAATTTTGCACAAAAAAATAAACCACTTGGCAGAGTGGCTTACAAAACAAATATTAGAGCAATTATACCGGACTATAGGAGGAATTTCAATGAGTAACTTAGCAGAACAATTTAATAATTCAATTCCTTTCCAACAACCACAAGGGGTACTAGCACAAGCTAGTTCCTCCCGTGAAATGGAAGAAGTTAAAGGACAAATTTTCATGGCAAAACAATTTCCACGCAACGTATTCCAAGCAGAGCAACGTGTATTAGATACATGTAAACGTCCAGCACTAGCTCAAACAGCAATGTACAGTTATCCAAAAGGTGGCACGAAGGTAACAGGACCGTCTATCCGATTGGCTGAGGCAATCGCTCAGAACTGGGGTAACTTATCATACGGCATCCAAGAACTAGAGCAGCGTAATGGTGAATCAGTAGCTAAAGCGTTTTGTTGGGACCTTGAAACGAATGTACGCCAAGAAAAAGTATTTACTGTAAAACATGCAATTGGTACTAAAAAAGGTTTGAAGCAATTAACTGATCCACGCGACATTTATGAAAAAGTAGCCAACGATGGCGCGCGTCGATTACGTTCTTGCATCCTTGGTGTTATCCCTGGAGACATTGTAGATAAAGCAGTTGTACAGTGCACAGAAACGCTCGCTGGCAATAGCAAAGGGCCATTAAAAGACCGAATTGCTTCTATGTTAAAAGGCTTCAAAGACCATTATCGAGTTACACAAGAAATGGTTGAAACCAAGTTCGGTTACAACGCTGATTCTTTCAGTGAGTATGACTATGTAGAGCTTCTTAATATTGCCAACAGCTTAAAAGATGGAATGTCAAAAGTTGAGGATTGGTTCTTAAAAGACGATGTGAAAAATCAATCTAGTGGCTTAGGTGAGGCTTTTAAAGATGAGCAAAAAATAGAGGTGAAACCAAATGCAACAAACGACATTCCAATTGAACAGTCAGAATTACCACTCGAATGAGGCCAACCAGCACTACATGTCTGTGTCGCAGTTTAAAAGTGCTATGGAATGTGAAGCTAGAACATTTGCAGAGGTAACGGGCGAGTTTACTCGTCCTCCTTCTACAGCATTAATGGTTGGTTCATATTTACACGCTGCATTTGAAAGTGGTACGGCATTTACTGAATTTCTAGAACAGAACCACAACACCATTTATAGCAGCCGAGGTGGCAAATATAAGGACTATGAAAAAGCAGACGACATGATCGAGACTATCAAAAATGACGAGTTTTGCATGTTCGCTTTACAGGGTGAGAAAGAGGTCATTTATACAGGTGAACTATTCGGAGTAGAGTGGAAAATCAAAGTCGATAACATCAATCATGACCGTGGATTCTTTAGTGATTTAAAGAGCACTCAAGAGCTTCGAAAACGTTACTGGAGCGAGAAGTATAATACTTGGGTTTCGTTTGTACAAGCCTTTGATTACGTACTGCAAATGTGGGTGTATCGAGAAATCATTTTTCAAAACACAGGTCGTTACTATGATCCATATATTGTGGCAGTTACAAAAGAATCGCCACCTGATAAAGCCGTTTTAGACTTCGATTCAGGGCGTTTCGACTTCGAGAAAGAATATGTTCAATCGATGCTTCCAAGCATCATAGATGCAAAGCTAGGGCGTATAAATGCACATCGATGTGACAAATGCGAATTTTGCCGAGGGACTAAGAAACTTAGTGGCACATTTGAAATTGAGTATCTACTAGATTAGGTGGTGCAAATAGATGAATAACGTACCCCACAAAGTCCTTCTGCCTGCTTGGATTTTTCAACAGGCGGGAGGTAACAACGACGAAATTAAGCGTTTGGTGCTTCAATACATGCAGCGTTACCCAAACTATAGGGTGACTAAGGATAGTGGTAGTTTTGCAGTTTGTGAGAGGCATGACGGGCTGTTATAGGAGGTATGGTGATGTTTTGTGGTTACTGTGGTAACGAGGCTGAGTTTATGACCAGCAAAGAATTTTAGGGTCAAGATTACGGTGTGAACATGTACGTGTGTAGACCTTGCGATGCTTATGTAGGTACTCATGGAAAAGGTAAAACGCCACTAGGTACATTAGCAAATAAACGATTGCGATCGATGCGTAAAACAGCTCATTCGATGTTTGATCCACTTTGGAAAGGCAAGTATCGAAAAATGGGTAGGGGCAAGGCCTATCAAGTAATGCAAGAATTAATGAATTTACCACCTGATAAGGCTCATATCGGCATGATGGATGAAGAACAATGCTATGAGCTGATTCAGAAGTTAAAGGTTTATAGGGGCTTAGTTTAAGCAACAGGCAAGATGATTTTTATTCCGTAGGAGGACGAGAAAATGGATATGCAACAATCGATGAACAAAGTATTCAATTTAATGGTGGAAGAAGGAAAAATCGAAGAAATCATTCGTGAACAAGTAGAAAGTACTGTGAAAAGTGTTGTTAAGGACACTTTAGGTTCTTGGTCAAATTTTAGTAAACACTTAGAAGAAGAGTTGAAAGACCAGGTGAAACACAACTTAAACGAATTCAAGCTACCAGACTATAACCTCATTATTAAAAACACGATTGAAGAACATGCCGAAGCAATTATGCATGAACAAGGCGTAAGTAAAATGAAAGAAGCTTTGGATGAAATGCTAGTTGGTGATAGTACAGATATTAAACTTTCTGAGTTACTTCTAGAAATGGTAAAGGATGAGATGGAACTTGAGGAGTTAAGTTATGACGAATTCAAAGAAATTACAGTTCATGTAGATGATAGTTATAGTAGGCTAACATTCATTTACTTTGATCCAGAGCCGGATAAACGTCAGTACGAATGCAAATACCGATTAACTCTCAATGCAGATGGCATTGTTAATACTGCTGAGATTGGCGGACATGAATTTAAAAACAGCGTAATTATGGGCGGATTACACGGATTTGGCCGCAAATTATTTAAAGCAGATGCACGTGGTGCGAAAATCATCATAGAGAACTATGAGACGGAGTTCGGAAATCCTGAATACGATTAATGTAGATTCTGTGAATAAATCTGTGATTAAAAATTTGAATATTGAAAATATGGAGGGTGAAAAACATGGCAATCGCATTAAAAAATAATGAAATCGAAGTAGTAGGACGCGAACGATTAACACCAGCTTTAGAGGTGGCAAAAAAGTTTACAGCTGGATCACAAGCTAGACCAGCATTAACTTACGTAGCTTTAAAAGAAAATGGAGAGATTCATGCTACGGATAGTCATCAGGCAATAATCCTAAAGAATATTCACTCATACAAAGAAGAGTTGTTATTGAACCATAAAACATTGGATTTAATGAAAGGTTACAACTATCCAAATTTAAGTGGGTTATTAGAGGTAGGAGAGAATAAACAATCTTCTTTCAGTTTATCTAAAGAGGATGCTTTGCAACTAATACCTGCAATTAAATTTATAAAGGCTAACAAATTTTTAGCTATGAAATTTTCGTTTACAAATGATTCGATTGTACTTTCAGTACCTGGTATTAATTTGAAATTAGATGGTTTTGAATTTGATATTAACCAACATAAAGATGCAGAAAATACACTTGCTTTCACACCAGGTTACTTATTAAATGCATTAGAAGCTTTCATTAAATTCTCTTCAAATGAAAATATTACTGTTCATCATCAAGGCGCATTAAGAATCTTTATTTTTGAAAATGAAGAAATGACAATAGGAGTTTTACCACGCAGGGTTTACTAGGAGGGGTCAGGGCAAATGGCTAAATTTAGATTAGTACACACATCATTCTGGAACGATCCACGTGTCGTTGAAGAAATGACAGCAGAGGATAAATACTTCTTTCTATATTTGCTAACGAATGAAAGTACAACGCAAATCGGTATCTATCAAATTACCAAAAAACAAATAGCTTTTGATTTAGGTTACTCGCCGGAGAGTGCAAATGCATTGTTACAACGCTTCATAGAGCACCACAAACTGATTAGATACAATGCTGAAACACGCGAAATCGCTATTAAAAACTGGGGCAAATACAACTTAGTTAGAGGTGGTAAACCGATACTCGATTGTGTGAAATCAGAGTTGAAAAATGTGAAAGATGCAACACTGATCGAATGGGTTGGTGAAAGCGTACCAAATGATTCAATACGTAACGTCTACCAGACGTACTACGATACGCATCACGATACGGCAACGATACGTGATGAAAAGGAAGAATCCAGTAATACCAAGGGTTTTTACGTAACGTCACACGATACGTCGACGATAAGTGGACAAGAAGAACAACAACAACAAGATAAACAACAAGAAAAAGAAGAAGAAAAAGAACAACAACAAGAAAAAAAAGTTGGTCAGTCGGTTAGTAGTTCTTCTGATTTTGCTAAATTAGTTGAATTTACAAATCAAAACATTACACCAGTTCTTCCAACAATAGCAGAACACCTTGGCTACATCTTAGATGACTTCAAAGATGTGGATCTAATCTTAGCAGCTTTACAAAACGCAGTATTAAATAATGCTCGTAACAAAATTAAATATGCAGAAGGGACATTAATCAACTGGCGTAAAGACATGATCACTACTTACCAACAATTGCAGTTGAAAGCAAAGGAGGCTCAACGAGATGAAAGGAATAGCCAAGGTTATGAACGACATAGTAACAACGAATATGACGGCCTCTCACTCTAGCGAAATATGCAACCATTGTGGGAATGAGATCAAGGCAATTCCAGTTGAGGTTCTTGGCAGAACACGTTGGGTACAACCTGTATGCCAATGTGAACAGGACATTAAAAAAGCCGAGGTTGAACGTTTAATTCGAGCAAAAGAAGAAAACGAAGTTCGCACTTTATTTTCTATCAGCAACATAGGTGATAGATACTTGAATGCTAATTTTGATAACTTCCTTATGCGGCAAGGTGCTGAAAAGGCATTTAAAGCAGCGAAATATTATGCTGAAAACTTTGCGGAATTCGGTGCTGAATCTCTCTTATTATGGGGCGATGTAGGGAATGGGAAAACACATCTAGCTGCATCTGTACACAATCATCTGGTTGCACAAGGGAAAGTAGTGGTATTCATTTCGATGCCTGAATTACTAGGTAAAATCAGAGCCACGTTTAACAAAAACAATAACGAGAGCGAACAACAGATCATGAAAGCATTAATGATATGTGACTTGTTGATTATTGACGACTTAGGAGCAGAAAAAATAAGTGATTGGGTGCTAGAAACTATGTTCCAAATATTTGATGGCCGTAGTCGTAGAAAAAAACCTATTCTAGCAACATCGAATCTCAATCCAAAAGATTTACCAGAGCAAATAGGTAAAAGGATACCTGATAGATTAATCGAAATGTCGCAACCAGTTAAAAACGAGGCTACTAGTTATCGTAGAGAAATAGCCAAAGGTAGGTTAAGTAAATTTGATGCAATTTTAAATCAATGAGCGGCAACAGCCCCTTGATGGAGGGTGAAGGGATGGACTTTTGGAAGCTTGTAAACGATGTAGCAAAAGCAGCTAATGAACTTCACAGAGAGCAACTTGAAATAGAAATGGACAAGCTTATGAGCGAAATTGAAGCGTTTAACATCGCTAATGCCATCGACATAGCTTTGGCTACTGGTGACCGTGAGGCTTTTAACAAATTAGTGGGGAGTGAATGAGGGATGATAAAGATATCAAAAGAGTTAATGGCTTTACGCGATAAGGCATTTCAAGCTACAGCAGAAATCGAACAGAACAGGTATGTAACGGATGTAATAGTTAGTGCTATAGCGAAAGCATATTGCGGTGTACACCCAAACGATATACGTGACGAGTTAATTGATTTCATTATCGAATTACAAGAAAAATACGGAATTACTTATGCACTCAACATAGCATTAGGATTATGTGAGATAGGGGTGAATGAGTGATGAATCAAGAACAGTTGAATGCCATTAAAAAACGTCTGGCTAAGACATCTGTGGGACCTTGGATTGTGGTTGAAGAAGAATTTATTCAAAATGTTTCAAGTGTTATTGGAGCAATTCATTTCTCTAAAGATGCTCACTTCATAGCACATGCTCGCAAAGATGTACCAGCGCTTATTGAAGAGGTTGAACGATTAAAACGTGAAAACGAAGGTTTAGTAATCGATAGAGAATGTGCGATTTCAAATATTACAAATGAGTTTTTAAATGAAGAGCAGCGTTTACGTAAAGCACTAGAAAAAGTCATGGAAGTTGAACAACCGATTATGGAAGGTTGGGAAACACTTGCTTACAAAATTGCTCAAGAAGCTTTAGGTGGTGGAGCTCATGAATGAACAATTTCTAATCGACCAGATGATCATACACGTTGGCCATTACAAGAAACATACGGATACGGAAAACGCGATGGGGTTTTATAGGAAGCTTGAAGAACTACGAAAGCTTAAAAATTTCAATACCCAAGATGATGCCTTGTATTATGTGATAGTAAAAATGGAAGAGGCGAAGGCTGCGTGAGAGAGATTAAAAAAATTGTACATTGCAATGAAGGGTGCATTAGAAAATAATTTAGGTAATGACAAAATTGTTCCTATGATGTTTGGTGAATTAGAAAAACGGACATCACAACTGGATAGCCGTTCAGCTAGTGCAGTTTAAGTTAAACTGACATTGTTCTAAAGAGCAAGAGCCTATATCATGGTTCTTGTTCTTAAAGTTTATTATACATGATTAAATTAATGTATTATTTTAATAGGGATATTTTGCTATATTTTAAATGTTGCAAAAGATAGAAGTTGGATAATTACATATAATGTAAAAATATTAAATTATGACAATCAAACAAAATAAAGGGGGTTATCGGAATGCAAAAAGTAATGAATTCTTACATTCCTAGATTAGGATTTGAGTTTGAACAACTATGTGCCGAAATATTTGAATATAAAGGAATCAAAGTTGAAAAGAATGTGACTTTACGCGATAGTGCCAATTATGTTGAAATAGATTTGATTTTGACTAATAAAAATGGTAAAAGAAGTGCTGTTGAAATTAAGTTCTATTTAACAAGAAAGCCTAGTAAAAATATGCTTGAAAAGGCTATTAGACAAATAAAAGGAACATCTCAAATATTTAATATTGAGAATCAAGTATTAATAATAGGATTGCCAATTAACAATAAATTAAAAACAGATCTATCAAAAGAACATAGTGTGCATATCTTAGATGGGAAAAATATACTCTATTTAATAGAAAATAATGATTTTTTATTACGTAAATTTAATGATTTAATGCAGGATATTCCTAATGATGTACAAGATGAAATCGAAGCCGAACCATTTGACTTAAATATTTTGTTTAATGATAACTCAAATATTACATACGTAGAAGCACCTACTATAATTACTAAGGGTGAATCATTGTGGAGAGAACTCAAAGCGATAGATTCAGGATTATCATCATTTAATCAATATGAAAATAAATGTGAAGAAATTCTAAAATATCTATTTGATGAAAATCTGAATGGTTGGAATCGACAATTAAGAACAGACGATGATTTAAATCGGTATGATTTAATTTGTAGGGTAAAAAGAGGTAATGAGTTTTGGAAATTTTTAGTTGACGAGTTTCATTCAAGGTATATTGTTTTTGAATTTAAGAATTATAGTGAAGAAGTAAAACAAACTCAAGTTTATACTACTGAAAAATATTTATTTCAAAAAGCTCTTAGAAATGTTTGTTTCTTGATTTCACGTAAAGGTCTCAGTGAGAATGCAATTACTGCAACTAAAGGTATATTAAGAGAAAGTGGGAAATTAATTCTAAATATATGTGATAACGATTTATACAAATTGTTACAACTTAAGGAGTCTGGAGATGAGCCATCTGATTTTTTGTTTGAATTAGTAGATGATACACTCCTTAAATTATCGAAATAATAAATTTAGCCGAGGAAAATACAAATAAAAATTATTAACTTAAAATGTAAAAGCCGCAGCGTCGTCACACGCTACAGCTCGAATTGGTTTATGCCCTTTTAGGCTAGTTAGATAAGTTATTATAACACAACTTAGGAGGGCAAACCTATGTTAACAGGGCAAATTAAAGTTACGAAAGAGGATTTACTTCAGTGGATTGAGAATTATCGTTGGATGGTTGAAACGATTGAGGAAGCGAGACAGTCAGTAGCAAAAGCTGATAACAAAAGCTATATTGGAGCTAAAACGGCTATGTATGGGATTGAGGCAACATTGCCAAAGGCTAGTGGAGGTACAAGTGATCCAGTATACACAGAGGTACAACGTCGTGTATATTCGCTAAATTATCGAATTAAGGAATATGAGCAAAAGATTGCAGAGGTGCAAAAGCGTATTTCCTTAGTTCAAGGTGATAGAGAAATTGAGATACTTCATAGGCTGCTTGATGGTGACAGCATGAGAGCTATTGGCAAACATATGAAACTATCAAGTACAACAATTTTTAGAGTTAGAAACAATGTTTTAATTCAAATGATGAAGTAGCCGATTGGCTACTTCAATATTCAATATAGTTGGACTTAAATTTGTTTTGTCTAATGGTTATTATGAATGTAATAACACCACTACTAAAATTATCAAAAACAAACCAAAACATATTGTCTTAAAATGGGATGCCAAACATACTCGCATCTTTGAGAGCCATTCGGATTCGGGTTACTTGAACCAGAACGCTTGCAAAGTTCTCCTGCATCAGTAATTTGAATAATATCCTTTGGATTGAATTTTATTCTGTGAGGAGGTTCACCAGGTGGTACATTGTAATCGTCAAATTGCCAAAGGTACACTATAGGTGTACCAGGATCCCCTGCAACCCCTTCAATATCAACAAATCTAACTTTACAAATTTTCCTACCGGTACTTAACTCAATATCAACATTTTTACCTTTCCAATTATCACCTTCTGCGGATGGTAAATCGATATGAGATGGATTTTGCAAATAGTAACGATAATATGGATTATAATTATACATAATTAATTTCCCCCTTATTTATTAAGGCATCTAACTATATATATGAGTTTTTGTACATTTAGGGTGTATGAAGGCCTATTCATAATTAGCTATGTATTATGTCAAAAGAATAAACAATTTAACAAATGTAACAAAAGGAACAAATGTAAAACATGTAGCATGTTTTGTGATAGAAGAAATATGATGTAAACTCGGAGGTAGGTCGGTGCGGCAATGTTTTCCTCCTCTGGTATTTATAAAAACCTAAATATTAGGGAAAGACAGACCGACGACCGACCCGCGCTGAGCAAACTTGTTCGGAGCATGACATACACGGCCGGCCCATATTTTTTAAGAGATTAGGTATCTTAATTAATATAAAAGGCTAAATATGCTACAGTTCTAAATCGTATTGGACATAATTCTCTTTATACAGCAAACCACTCAAATATATGAGTGGTTTTTTCTATTGAAAAAAGAGGATTGTTCAATTATTTACAAGGAGGAATCAAAGTGTAGTTCAACAAAGCAGGATCCTACAAAAAAATTCCATGAGGTGAAGAAAACATGACAACAATTAATACATTAACTGAGGCAACAAGATTTTTTAACGAACAATTCCCTGAAGGTACATCTTACAATTCAACATACTCAAATGTGGTAGCAATTCGAACAGGCAGTGCTAATCAAGGTGTGGATCTACGATTCCAACGTTTAGGAAATCAACTACAATTTCTAACTAGTCTGTATGATAAATCAACAACAACTTCAGTGAAAAATAATGCGAAAACAGCAATCCTTGCTACATTAAAAGCAATGGAAAGCTTAAAAAATAGCTCTGGACAGTCCTTACTTTCAACTAATGCTAACCTTGGTGGTTCACCAGCAGGTGGTATTGTTTTAGCAGGTTTAGTTATGGCTCGTAAAGGTGTTTATTACAGTTTAGGGACAGCTGATCAAAGTCGAGTGGCTTCAGCTACAATTTCGATGGCAAATCAAATTGCAACTTGGATTGATAGTTCTTCAAATCCAAACTATTCAGCTTTAGATTTGGCGGTTAATAGTTGGAGAAATCAGAAGTACGGAAATTTTGCGCTTAATGGACCAATCCTACATGCAGGTGGTTTAGCATTATATTCTGATTTGATTACATCACACACTTCTGCGTCACAGTATCCAAAGTATAATGCGTTATATAAATTTGGTACTTATGTTTTTGATAAATGTGCAACTCTTGATGCTACTGGAACTAAAGCATCGATTGCTATCGGTGGTGCTAATACTCCTCCAAAATACGGTCGTAAGTTCTTCCCATCATCAGGCTATAATAGCTATGTCGGTATGGGTCTAGCATGGTTAGCTCACGGTATTGTTTACACAGGGTCTTTATTAACAATTCCTGGATCCCGACTAATCAGTGACTCGAAGAAAATCGGTAACTTCTACAAAGGCGTATTTGACGCTCAGCCAAACAAGAAAGCTTATGAACTAAGTGAACCAGCTGACTTTACAGGTAAAAAGTTAACAGAAAGTACTATTCAAGCAGTTGTAGCTTTAGGTTATTCTCGAACAGAAATTGACGACATGCTTGCTACACACACAGCTAGTACAACAGGTTACTTATATACTCTAGCTTGGAATGGTGACCAGACTTTCTTGGTAAACTTAGATAAAGCTGTACGAACAGCTGGAGAAACAGTATTCCTTGGCTCAGAATCAACTAACGGTTCATCTGTAATCGTAGCTTATTCTCGTACAGGTGAAGCTGCTGCTCACCGAGCAATGGGAGGATTTGCAGGTATGCTTCAGCGAGGTATTTCAACAGTTACAGATGGTAAGTAATTATATTTAGTTATTTGAAGTCACGTTCTTTTGAACGTGGCTTTTATTATGCTTTGAAAACTGCATCAAACAGCCAAAACACTACGAGTTGAGAGGGCGGAGTTTGATGTGGTTTTGAGAGCAAAAAGTTATTACATATATTTCATCTGCTAGGTTATGATTTTGTTGGAGGTGTGATAGATTGGTTACAGTAACAGATTATCAAGTGCTATTAAAAAATGAGGATTGGAAAAGATTAAGTACAGTATTAACGGACAAAATTGATTCAATTGCATTTGAATTTAAACAACCACAAAATATCTTTATAGAAATGTTGAATGGCGAACTTGATGTGAATCATTGGAAAAATGAATTTAATCTAAAGCTAATTAGCATCAGTACAAATTACGCTTATATGTATACGTATTATGAAAAGCTAGAAATGGTGGATATTTACGAAAAGTACGATAGAGATAAAATAGGTATTCATTTTTGGTTTAGTTATGAGGCTGAATCCTTATTAACTCGAATTTTTTCAGCTATCGATAATATTTATCATATAGTTAATATGAAATATAATTTGCAAATAAAACAAGAATTAGGGTTTAGGGGTAAGGTGGTAAAAGCGTTAGAAACTCACAATAAACCACTTGCAGATTATTTATCGCGAGTCCGATACGATTTAAGATATAAAGGTGCTGAAGCCTTAAGGAATGATTTTACTCATAATCATTCACCTTTAAATTTAACATCAGGTGTAAATAAAACAAAAAATAAAGTGAGTTTTGGTAAGGGAAAATATACTAAAAACGAAGAAGTATTAAGCAATATAGATGAGTTTTTATTATTGTTGAAAGAAATTGTTGGTGAATTAAAAAGATATATATAACATCCTTAGGGGTGTTTTTATTTTGCCCTGAAAAGTGAGTATCGAGCATTTTCCTACCCTTTGATTCGTCGATACTTACTTTTGAGAGTGAAAAAATATCTAAATTTATGGTGATAAACTAGTGTTTTTGTGCTATTTTGTTTTTGAGGTGATATATGTCAATAGATATTACAATGAATTTTCATACCGTGAACAGAGCACCAAATTGCGAGCACGATAGACTGAACAACAGAAAAACCGTGAATAGCGCAAAAATCACTAAAAATTGTGTTGATCGGTTGATTAAAGATATTGATAAAGTTTTGAAGGCGTCCAAGTGACGTCTTTTTATTTTGTTTCTTGGAGGTGGTGTTTATGAGATATGGCTAATTGGGATGAAATAAAATTAGAGTGGGAAACCACAAAGATTACTTTAGCTAAACTTGCTGAAAAGCATGATGTTCCTTTAGGTACTATAAAGAGCCAAAAGAGCCGTGATACTAAAAACGGAAATCCATGGACTAGGGATGCAACTGAAAAGGATGCAACCAAATCACGAAAGGTTGCAACTATTTCTAGTAAGGATGCAACCGATCCAGATGCCAATGAAATCCTACAAGATGAACCACCTAAGAAGGATGGGCGAGTGAAGAAGAGAAGTGGCAATCCTAATCCACAGAATCAGTTCACCAAACGGAACAGGGCTGCTATGATTCACGGCTTGCGAAGTAAGTTCTTATTTGATGAACAAGTCGAGATTATGGAGGCTTTGCAGGACTTCGATGTGGTTGACCAGCTATGGTTACAAATCGAGTTGAGTTTTTCTGCTATCATCCGTGCCCAGAAGATTATGTGGGTTGAAGATTCATTTGATCATTTGAAAGAAACAAGTGGTTATTCATCTGGTGAAGGTGGTAGTGGCGAAACATTTAAAGTTATCTATGCACATGAACGCTATGAATCTTATATAAAGGCACAAACGAGGGCATTCGCTGAACATCGTAACTTGGTTAAGCAATTCATGGATCTTACAACAGAGGATGACGAACGTAGGCTTAAACTCGAGCAGATGCAGTTGAACATCGATAAGACTAAGGCTGAAATCGAAAAGCTTGATGAAAAAGGTGATGGACCTATCGAGATTGTCATCAAACGAAAGGATGAGGGGTAATGGAGAAAGAAATAAATCCCCGTTTTGATGATTTCCTATTCGACTGGAGTTGCAAAACTCAACTTTTAGTCGGAGGGTATGGATCTTCGAAATCCTATCACGTAGCACTTAAGATACTTTTAAAATTACTCCAGGAAAAACGTACAGCTCTTGTTGTTCGTGAAGTTTACGATACGCACAGGGATAGTACGTTTTCTTTATTTTGTGAGATTATCGAGGATTTAGGTTTAGGTGGCAAGATAAAGACAAGTTCATCGCCAATGACTGTGAAGTTTCCAAACGGTTCAAAGATAATCTTCCGAGGGATGGATAAGCCAGAAAAGCTGAAGTCCATCAACAACATATCACTGATTTGGTTAGAGGAATGTAGCGAGATTAAGTACGCTGGCTTCAAAGAGTTACTGGGACGTTTACGACATCCAACATTAAAGCTCTTTATAATCCTTTCAACCAATCCAGTTTCAAAAGGGAACTGGGTGTACAAGCATTTCTTTAAAAATGAGTTGGAAGAATATTTTGTTTTAGATGACGAAGAACTTTACAAACAACAAACAATCATTGTGAACAACACCTATTATCATCACTCAACCGCAGATGATAATTTGTTTTTACCAGTGAGCTATATTGAACAGCTAGATGAGATGGAGTTATATGATCCTGATCTTTATAGAATTGCGCGTAAAGGGCGTTTCGGAGTCAATGGAGTATTAGTGTTGCCTCAGTTTGAGATAAAGCCCCATGAAGAGGTAATGAACGAAATAGCTCTGATTAGAAAGCCTATTCGTAAGAACGGTATGGACTTTGGTTTTGTTGATTCCTACAATGCTCTTTTACGTATGGTTGTAGACCATGAGAAGAAATGGTTATACATCTACTGGGAGTATTACAAACGAGGTATGACTGATGATAAAACTGCCGATGAACTTGAGGAAGAGGGGCTTAAGAAATCCATTATTAAAGCTGATAATGCCGAGCCAAAAACAATTGCTTACTACAAGCAGCGAGGCTTTCGTATGTTTGCTTGTAAGAAGCTCACGCGCGTAGAGAATACAAAAAAGATGAAGCGTTTCAAGCGAATCATTTGTTCTGATTCATGTGTGAATACAATTAGGGAGTTGAAGGAACTTACCTTCAAGAAAGATCCTAAAACAGATGAAATCTATGAAGACGAATTTAATATTGATCCGCACACATTTTCAGCAATGTGGTACGGGCTGGATGATTATGATGTTGCTAGTGTGAAAGGTGTCAATTCAAAATAAGGAGGTGGTAAAGTGAACGAATACATTGCTTATATCGACGAGAAAGGCGTTACTCCTTTATTACTTAATAAGCTCGTTTCAGAAACTAAAGCTGAACAAAACAAGCGATTACTTAACTACAATCGGTACAAAGCTGAACTATCCGCAGTACCGATTTTAACACGTAAACCAACCGATTATGCTCAAGGTAATGACAACGTGGTTCGTGTTGACGACAAGGTGAACAATACACTTAATAACCCTCTAGATGCTGAAATAATAGACACAAAGGTAGGCTACATGTTCGGTAATCCAATTTCATACGTAGTAGACAAGCAAGCTCAAAGCCTTGATAAATTATCTGAGGCAATTGAGCTTTTTAATTTGCGTAATTCTGTTGATGATTTGGACAGCGAGTCAGGGAAGAAAACAGCTATTTGCGGTTATTCAGCAAGACTGCTTTACATCGACACAGACGGGAATGAAAGAGCAACAGTCATTGACCCTTGGGAAACCATCATTCTATCAGAAACAGCAGATGTCAGTGAACCGAAATACGCCTTACGTTATTTCAAAAGTGCTGAACTCGATGCTAATGGAGAAAAAGTAGAGATTGAGCAGCTAGTATTTTACGATGCTACTACTGAAAGACTCTATACTCGAGCTGATGCTGATTCACCTTTTGTTTTGAAAGATGAAAGGAAGCACTTATTCGACTATTGCCCTTTATTTGGAGTGCCCAATAACGAATTTATCAGAACAGTATCAAAGCTTAATTGTGAAATTAAGAGGTGAGTTACCAAGTGCAGATATAAGTAAATTATTGGTTTACTATGGTAATTTATCGTTACTTGAAGAAGCAAGAAGTAAATATTGGAGTTCAATTGATTCTGAACAAATTCAAAATTTATTAAGTAGTGAGCACCAAGATTTATACGAAATGGTTTATTATTCAGCTCAGGATGTATTAAAAATTAATGAATTACTTATTAAAGTAAGAGAAGTAGCTAAGATATCAGAGGATAAATAGTGCTTAGGAGTTTGCCTTTCACAGTTAATGTGGAGGGCTTTTATTATGTGAAAGAAGGTGACCACATGCAAAATATCCCATTACGAATCATTGATGATGATTTTAACTTATTAGGTGAGGTTGATCGATACTCATCAGCTCAAATAGGTATTTCATGGTCAGGTATTGGAGAGCTAGAGCTTCAAATCAATCGTTACCTACAACATGCTGACAAATTGATTAAAGGTAATATCATCTTCCCTTACAATCGATTAGATCAAGCTTACATCATCAGGCATCGAGAAATTGAGTTAGATGAAAACGGCAAGCAAACGGAGAACTGGAGCATTAAAGCCTTGTCTCTAAAAACGTTCACTTCCCAGCGCCTTATATATCCAGCAGCAGGCAAGACTCATGAAAGTGTGACAGGGAATGTAGAAACAGTAATGCGACATTTTGTGAACACACAGATGATTAATCCAAGTGATCCAGCTCGTATTTTTCCACGATTAGTGCTAGGTGCTAACCAAAATAAAGGTCCAGCCATTGAAGAAAATTCAAGGTATGACCCATTAAATGAAAAGCTCACCGAACTATCAGAGCTTCATGGACTAGGCTGGAGCATTGAGCTTGATTTGAAAAATAAGCGTTTTGTATTCGTTGTGAATGAAGGAAAGAACCTAGTAGCTAATCAAACAGGGCAGCCACAAGCTATTTTCTCGACTGAGTTTGAAACCATTGAATCCCTTGAATACACCGAGAGTGATTTGGATTATAAGAACTTTGCAGTCGTAGCAGGTCAGGGTGAAGGAATAGAACGCAGAATTATCTCTATTGGTAATGCTGTAGGTGCTGACCGATATGAAATGTTTGTAGATGCAAGAGATGTATCAGAGGAAGATGATGAGGGAAACCCACGTCCAGTTGAAAAGGTTGTAGCTGATTTAAACAAGCGTGGGAACGAAAAGCTATCAGAGCATGCTCAAGAGATTTACTTAGGTGGTCAGATACTTACTACATCAAGATTAATTTATGGCAAAGATTTTAGCGTAGGTGATGTGGTTACCGTTCGCGATAAAGGCTGGGGTGTCACGATGGACACTCGAATAACTGCTGTAAAAGAAATATATGAATATGGCAAGCGAAAGATAGAGGTCATATTCGATAATGATAAGCCTACCTTTATCAGCAAAATTCGAGGAGAAATCAACGCATTGAAATATGAGTTGAAGAAGTAAGAGCAACATAAGCAAGCTTTAAATTTTATGTATTACAATGTTTTTTATAAGTAAGGTTAAGATTCCTTTATATTAATAAATTTTTCTTGACCAATTGTTAGAACAATAACTAGGATTAGATAGGGGAAAAAAGTTTTTTAAGCACTATAGCTGACGGATCGCCGTATGCGATGAAAGTCGCCTGTATGGTGAAGGCTCGTTATAAAACTTAGAAATAGAGAAGGATAAGACGAGAATAGTAATCCGATTCTTAGTAACGATGCTTCAATACGTGTTAATGGCATAAATTCATGGTACGACTCAAGTGAACCTGTATTTAAAACAATTTATGTTTCCTATAGCAATACACAAGGCAGTGTTTCACAATTAAAAAACAGTTTATCACTTAATAACTCGAGATCAACTTTGAAGGTGTTCCCAGTTAGTGCAACGATACAAAATGTACCACAGTTTAATAGTACTACAGAGTCATTAAGTACAGATTATGTTCTAAACTCGGCTTTAACTCTAGGATTAGTGAAAGTTGTTGTAAAAGCAGAGGATGGGACATTAAGAGAGTACATCGTAGTTGAAAGAAACTATCGAAACTAGGATTAGATTAACCTCACCTTTTTATAGGTGGGGTTTTTAATTTGCTGTGAGAGCAATCGAATTGGGCAACGGTACATTGTACTGAATCTCGATGCTTCTCATGGCTTTTTATTTTCACTAAAAAGGGCAAAGGACGTGGATAAATGGAACAATCATTTAAATTTTTACTTAGCACAGTAGGCGGAGTGGTGTCGTGGCTTGTAGGCGGTTGGGGGCTATTAATGACGGTACTTTTAATTCTTAATGCAATCGATTTTCTATCAGGTATGGCTGCTAACTGGGGAACAATCAGTAGCAAGCGTGGCTATCAAGGCATCATTAAAAAAGGCATGATGTGGGTTTGGATTGTAGTAGCTAATTTAATTTATTTAGTACTTCAAGACCAAGGCTTTTCAATTGGGCAAATTATTCCTGATGCTGTGGTATTGATGTTCATCTTAAACGAATTAGTAAGCTTAGGGGAAAATTCAGCCAAACTCGGAGTGGACATGCCTGCACCAGTAAAAAAAGCTTTAGAAATCTTCAATGCTAAGGAGGAAAAAGCGAAATGACGTATGCATTCAAGCAAACCTTTTTACCATCGAGTAAGTATCCAATCAAGGCACCATACACAATGGTGCCTCAATATATCACTGTTCACAACACAGCAAACGATGCACCTGCAGTAAACGAAATTTCGTACATGATTGGCAATAATAATCAGGTTTCCTATCATGTTTCTGTTGATGATAAAGAGGTTATTCAAGCAATTCCTTTCAATCGTAACGCTTGGCATTGCGGAGACGGCGGAGGCAATAGTGATCCTAACGCTTTAAAGAAAGGTAATCGTATTTCTATCGGTGTAGAAATTTGTTACAGCAAAAGTGGTGGTGTTCGTTATGGAGTTGCTGAGGAAAATGCTGTCCAATACATTGCAAAGCTCTTAAAGCAATATGGTTGGGGTATTGACCGAGTGAAAAAGCATCAGGACTGGAATGGTAAGTACTGTCCTCACCGAATTTTAAGTGAAGATCGTTGGGGTAGTTTTTTGAACCGCATTAAAAAAGCTATGGAGCTAAAGGAATCAGAACAACAAATAGTAGAGGATGATGACATTATGAAATTTACAAATTCTACAACAAAAGATGCAGTACGGGATTACCTCAAACAAGCAGTAGATAAAGGCAAAATCGATAAATCGTGGCTTGTAAAGTTTGGCCAAGGAACTATGACAAATGGGGATTTTGAAGGTCTGAAAATAATAATTTTGCAACGATAGCTTAAAAGCCAGTTACTCGATTAAATTATCAAAATCTAAATTAAGAGACGAGGCTGGGACAAAACTAGCTAATATTCAAGATAAAAGGGAAATCGATGCTGTTCGATTTCCCTTTTTGCTTATTTGACTAAGGTTTTTAATTATCTTTACCTTATTGCTTGATTAATGGCAATATATTTCCGAAGATTTACTGCCATTAATGCTAGGCCCATTTCGTTATCAACCTTCGGTTTTCCTCGTACCGAAAATCGAGTGAAACGTAAATTAGCTTTCAAGAATCCGAAAACTGGTTCCACATCGATTTTGCGTTTTCGATAGATGGCACTTGATTTCTCTTCTGAAAGCTTTGCTCTTACATATTCTTTTTGTTGTTCCCATTTTTCATTCACCATGATTTTTCGGTTGTTGCCTTCTTTCGCTTTTGTACATGATGAACGGAACGGGCATCCCGAACAGTCTTCGCATTCGTAGATTTTGAGCGTACGTTGGAAGCCCGTACGATCATTTCTTACAGATTGATATGTAAATCTGAGATGTTTTTGATAGGGGCATGTATAGGTATCTGTTTCTTCATCATACTGCCAGTTGTTTGAGTTAAATTGGCTTTGTTTGTGCTTTTTCTTTTGTTCTTTCCGGTACATGTTATATGTAATAAGTGCTTCTCGCTTTCTGTTCGAAAGGATATCATGATAGTTTTGTTCACTACCGTAACCGGCGTCTGCGACAATGTATGTTGGTAACTCGAAATAATGCTTCTCAATTTCATCTAGAAACGGAATTAACGTACGGGTATCCGTGGGATTTGAAAATAAACTATAGGTAAGTACGTATTGTCCTTCTGTTGCGATTTGTACATTATAGCCTGGTTTTAGTTGTCCGTTCTGCATGTAATCGTCTTTCATTCGCATAAATGTCGCATCTTTGTCCGTTTTTGAATAGCTGTTCCGTGTATCAAGAATCTCAAAATCTTTTTCGTACCTTTGCTTACGCGTCATCCAGTCATGTACTTGTTTTAACAGTTGCCTAGGCGTTTTTCGTTCACTACGTAACTGTTTACGCAGAGCGACATCATCCGTGCTATCTATTTTTTGTGTATTGTCCTCCACAACTACCTCTAACTTCTCAGCGATTTGTGAGAGTTCTTCAATAGAAAGCTGCTCCTCATCCTCACGCTGTATTTCTGGTATGATTTGTTTTTCAAGTAGCTCACTGTACAATTGATTAGATTTTTCAACGAGACGGTTATGATGCTTTTCGACTGCTTTCTTCCAAACGAACGTGAATTTATTGGCATTGGCTTCAATTTTCGTACCATCAATAAAAATGGCCTCTTGATCGATGATTTTTTCTTGTACAAGCTGGACACGAAACTGTACGAAACATTGGCGAATGAGATCTTTCATATCGGGATGAACACGGAAACGATTGATCGTGCGGTAGCTGGGTTCATAACCTTGTGCAAGCCACATCATACGTATACTGTCTTTGGTGAGGTCCTCAATTTTACGACCGGAGAAAGCAGATTGGGTGTAGCCACATAAAATAATTTTAAGCATCATGCGTGGGTGATAAGAGGGGCAACCTGTTTGTCGTTGAAATGAGCCGAAGGCTCTCTCTGGAATACTTTCGACTAAATGATGGATGGCAAAAGCAATATCATTTTCTTGTAATTGAACTGCTAAATCTAGAGGTAAAACTAATTGATTCATGTTATAATTTTTAAACATAAGGACCCTTCTTTCTGTATAATTTGGTTGTGGTGACTTAATTTTATCAGAAGTGGTCCTTATTTTTTATGAAAAAATGTAAAGCGTGTGAAATTTTACTGATCGTAAAATTTCACACGCTTTTTAATTTAGAGGTGGGTTTTGTCCCAGCCTCGTCTCTTCTTCAACTAACTTACACAGCTAGTTGAAGAAAAAGGGGGTATCTGTGTTCTCCCTTAATCAACCTATATCCAACTATTTAAATATATACATATTTTTATTTAAAAATACTATTTTAGATAAAATATTGCAATATATGACAATTAGTAGTATTATTTTTACTATCGTTCCGCCTCACGAGAGAGGTTACAAAAATAAATTCAAGCGTTCTACAAGTATAATTTTTACTATTCTCGAGTAATCAATCTATTGAAACTAATAGTAGAAGATTTTACTCAAATAAAGAATATTAACATAACTTTAAATAATAAAAGGAAGATGTACATATGAAATTTATGCTTGTTTTATTAACAATATCTATTGGACTTTTTATTTTTTTATTTTATAAAAAATTAATTTCTTTAAAAAATGAAGTAAATAAACTACCAAGAGAAGATAAAGAAATAAAAATTTATCATCACTTAATTGACAAAGAGCCTATGGAAAATTTTCCTGATTATATTTATCGTAATATTCACTCTAATAAACTTAACTTAATTATTTTCTCATCTTTAAATTGTATACACTGTAATGAAATAGGGAGTGTGATTTCCAATATCACTTCACTATATAAAGACATAAATATATTAGTAATAGAAATTAATGGAAAAGATAACGAAGAGAAAGAAGAAGTATTAGAATACAATAATCATAGAATTTATAAATATAAAGTAGATATTGAAACTACGCAAAATTTATCTATATCTGAATTTCCGAGTTTTATGTTAATTGAAAATAAAATTCTTGAAGTTAAACCTTCTTTAAATAATTTGAAGAAGAGTATAGATAAGTATTTGAAGGGAGGTGAGACTTATGTTTAAAGCACTAAAAGAATTAAGAGGAATGGTTTGTGGATGTACTGTACCTGTAAAAACTTGTAATTATACTATAGATTGTGGTGGTCTTTTTCAAAAGAATGGAATTTACGTTACTCGCCATGTAGACTGTAGTACAAGAGAAGAATGTTATAGAACAGTTGGTACAAAGTGTGAATGTGACTGATTAATACTTATTTTCTGTTAAACCAAATTTAGTTAGATTAGAATTAGAGATTTCTAATTCTAATCTAACTAGTTACAAAGAGGATTGTATTTATGAAGCCGAATTATCTAAAAAGATCAATGCTATTAGTTTGGGCTTATGCTAAATCTTTAATGTTTATAAGTTTCCTTATAAGCATTTTAGAAGGTTTGTTACCATTAGCCAGTGTTACATTATCTATGAAATTAGTAAATAATGTAACACTGGCTATAAAGGATAATGTATTTGATTCTACTATTATTACTTTACTAATAATACAATTTTTTATTACTATTATTCCTTCTATATTAAGAATTATCCAAGAATACATAAATAAAAAAGTTGAAATTAAATTAGAATATCATATAACATTGTTATCTTCAGAAAAATTAATGTCTATACCCTATTCCTTTTTTGATTCCCCTGATTTTCATGATAAATACGCTAGAATAAGTGATAGCGGGAGTGTAAGTATTCAACTTTTGACACCTATTCAGCACACTCTTCAGATACTATCATCTTTAATATCTATACTAGCTGTAGGGATTTTTATAATTAATACCAACATAGTTATATTTTTATTAGCTATACTTTCTGCTGTCCCTATTTTCCTTATTGGTATTATATTCGGTAACCGACAGTACAATTTAAGGATTAAACAAACAACAAAAGCACGTGAAGCTGGCTATATTCAGCATCTCTTGCAAACGAAAGATAGTATAAAAGAATTAAGAGTGTATCAATTCGGTAACTACCTTTTGGATAAATGGGGTAAAATTTTCCTTGAAATAAATAAAGAGATATTAGCTATGTTAAAAAAACAACAAATATGGAAATCCATATTATTAATTATTTCCTCTTTAATCTACATCTTTGCTATATGGGTAACTATAAGAAGTATACAAATAAAGGGATTAGATATTGGAAGTTATATTGCTCTAACCCAAGGTTTTATAGTTGTTCAAGGAGGCGTTAATATTATATCGAGGAATGTCTCTGAATTATATGTGAATAGACTTTATATCAAAGAATTTTTCGACTTTATTGATATAGAAGATACTCAATTTGGAGATACAGTACATAGATCATTTCCATCTCCGATTAAATCCGAAATTATTTTTAATAATGTTAGTTTCACATATCCTCATTCCGAAAATAAATCTTTAAAAAATATAAATCTTTCTGTTAAGCCAAACGAAAGAATAGCAATTATAGGGGAAAATGGCTCTGGAAAAACGACATTAATTAAATGTTTAATGGGCCTTTACGATGTTACAGAAGGTGAAATCTGTATAGATGGCTTAAATATTAAAGAAATAGATAGGGTTAAACTCAGCAAGAATATTAGTGTGATTTTTCAAGACTATATGAAATACTCATTCTCTGTACACGAAAATATCATATTGGGTGATTGGGAAAACAAAAATAATCTCAATAAAGTAAAAAAAGTAGCTATAGATTGCGGCGTCGATGATTTTGTTAACAAATTCACAAATAAATATGATACTAGACTTGGTAAAATTTTTGAAGAAGGCGAAGATATTTCTGGAGGACAGTGGCAAAAACTAGCCTTAGCAAGAGCAATATTTCGCGACTCTCAAGTAATAGTTTTAGATGAACCTACGTCAGCAATGGATATTAATAGTGAATTACATTTTTTAAATACATTAAAAAATGTAACAAAAAATAAGATATGTATATACATATCTCATCGCTTAAATTATGCTACTTTAGCTGACAAAATCATAGTCATGAAGGATGGTACTATAGTTGAATTAGGTGATCATAAATCTTTGATTAATGAAAAAGGACTTTATTATTCTATGTATCAGAAGCAATACAAAACATATAAAAAAGATAAGGATGAATAAGTAGTGGAAATTTATATATTAGTCATCAGAAATATATTTGCACTTATTTTTCTTACCAGTTCGATATCAAAAATTAAAAATTACGAAAATCATGTCTTCAGTATTATAGAATATAAAATAATTCCTACAAAATATGTTAGGAAATATGCTGCTATCGATATTACTCTAGAAATTCTTTTAGGTCTTGCTTTCTTAATAGGAATGTATATAAAATATGCTTTTGTTGGTGCAGCTTTAATTCTAGCTATTTACACTATAGTAATAAGTATCAATGTAATTAAGGGTAGAACAGATATAGACTGTGGTTGCGGAGGCATTGTAGGGGCACATAAGTTATCTTGGATGTTAGTATATCGAAATCTGATTTTAATTCTAGTGTTAGTTGTAAGCCTGCTTATGATTAATAAAGCTACAGAAATACAATATTTCAGTATTGAAGCCTTTTTGTTTAAAAGTGCTAGCTTCAAAGAGGTATTTACTTATTCAGGATTATTATCGATTATTGTAACCACAATATTAATGTATGCTTTATTAATAGTTAGAAATCTAAATAGAATAAGATCAATATTTAAACTATTATTAAAAAGTTTATTGAAAGAGAAAGGAGATAAGATTGTTGGAAATTGAAAAAATCGCGATAATTATTTTATATGTAATTGTTCTAGTACTATTTGTTTTTATGTACTATTTAGCAAATATTATTATTGAATTTTTAAAAAGATTAAGATATATCGAAGGTTTAGAAACTCAGACTCTGAATTCAGGTTCATTATCCCCTTATTTTAGTGTAAAAGATCTAAAGGGAAACAGCATAAAAATAAATGAAAAGACAACAATCCCAACTATTATGTTATTCTTAAATCCAACGTGCGAAACATGTCGTACAATACTTAATAATATTAGTACTCTAAATAATTACGAGTTTACTAGTAGAGTTGTAATAGTTGGAAAGGATTCCTTAAGCGGAGAAATTGTATCTAACGTACTCAGTAATAATGTATATTTAGTAGAAAATAGCGACTTATTCAATAAATTTTATATTAACAGTGTACCTACTATGATTAGTATAGGTTCAAATAGTACGATTAAATCTATAGGATTAATAGATAATATAGATGAATTAATTAAAGAATTAAACATCATTGAAAACAGAAGTAATTCAGTATTGATGCAAGTTTGATTTGTTAGAAACATCGAAAACCTCAATAACCTTTTCTTCTGGTTAAGGTAATAACTGAATATAGATATTTTTTTTAAATCATCCATCTGAAAAAATGTAGAGCCCAGGTACTCAATTAATGAACTGAACCCTATAAAGTAGACAGTTTAATAAAAGACCATTTGCTACATTAAACAGCGATTAAATGACTTCGGTATGCTGCCGGAGTCATTTTTTTTAACGTCCATTGCTTTCTTGTATTGTTGTAGTGCTCCATATAATCATCTATCATATATTTTAATTCTGATAAGCTTCCAGCTTCTTTATATTCTATTTCATCTTTAAAATGCCCAAAGAATGACTCCATTGGCGAATTATCTAGGCAGTTTCCTCGGCGAGACATTGACTGAAGTAATCCCATTTCTTTGACGCATTTTTGAAATGCTGGGTGTGTATAATGGAAACCTTGATCTGAATGAATCATCGCTTCGGGATGTAAATTGTCATTGATATGCTCTTCTAATTTTTTTAGCGTACGATAAACAAACTCCATGCGTAAATTTGTCGATACCTCATATGCAACGATTTCTCGTGTTGCAACATCCTTTATACACGATAGATACGCTGTTTGTCCGCCACGATATTGTAAATACGTAATATCTGTTAAAAACACTTTGCCTGGCTCTGTTTGATGAAAATTACGATTTAGATGATTAGGTACTTGACGATGGATTTCTGTAGCTTTGGCAAGATTTCGATAAGGGTTTGCACGTCTTACTTTCGAATATAGATTGAATTTACGCATTAATCGTAGAATTTTTTATGATTCATCGGGATTTCAAGTAGTTCTTCTAGTGCCATGTAAAGACCCCGATAACCAACTTTTCCTTTTGACGCATCATAAATCGTTTTTAGTAGGACGTAGTCCTGAAAATCTGCTTCTTCTCGCATCGCTTGTTTCTCACTATTTTGGAGCCATTTATAATAACCACTGGGGCTTACATTTGCCAAATCACATAAATAACGTGTCATATTTTTCAACTGATACAGCCGAACGGTATCATTAATTGCTTGATACTTTTCCCTTGGTATTAAAATAGCCGTTTCTTTGCCTGCCTTTCCATCTCGTCTAGCTTTTTTAACAGTGTTAATTCAGCTTCAAGTAAACGAATACGTGCCTCTGCTTTTTCTAATTTCTTTTCAGCTGACATGTGTTCTTTTTTTGGTCGACCAGAACCTCCTTTTCCGCGTCTTTCCTCTGAAAATGCTTGTTCTCCATGAGTTTTAAAAGATGCTCTCCAGCGTTTAATCGATGACCTTGCTTTTTCCACACCAATCACTTCTAAATCAAACCCGTTTTCTTTAAAGATTTGTACAGGTCCCTTACCAGCTAGATTTTCTTTGACCGCAAAGATTTTATATTCCGCTGTATATTGAATAGAACGATCTGATACAGATGCTACAAATCGATTCGCTTCTATTTGTCGTATCTGATGTTCGTTAAAAATGATTTTACTCATGCTAATTTCTCCCGTTCTTAATTTCGTATATTTAGTATAACGAGATTTTTTTGTGAAATGAACAAAAAACCCCGAATAGGGTCACTTTTTAAAGTGTCCACTATTCGGGGTTCAGTTCATAATTTTGAGCCTGGGTTTTTATTTTGTAATTACTGTTTACGAGCTGAGAACAACATTTTTTCTTTTATTTAACTTTAAATGAATAAATTACCTTGCTAAATAAGAACGTTTGTTCTATAATGAGAACAGGAACAAATGTTCTTAATAAAGGGAGCTTTTTATAAAAACATAAGGGGATGATATCTTTGGCATTTACAGTCAAAACAGAAGCAGAAAAAATCTTTACTAATATTATGGGAGATGGTGCAGTACGTTTGGCAGCAGATTCAGGCTCAAAAACTAACTTCCATGATATTTTTGGTACAACTGATAAATCAGTAGGAGTTAAACGTCAACGTGCTGGAAGTCAATTGCTATTCTTGACATCTCTTTACTCTAATGCATCTTCTGCGACAGTTCGTGGTCAAATCTTAACTCGTATTCACCGTATTCTAATCAACTATAAGTCATTCATTAACCCAACTAACCCAAGCAATATTGGACCAGAAAATCCAATTTTAGCTTTAGGTGCTTATGCAGCATTAGCTCTAGCAAAAGATGCTAATATGGCGTCATATACACAAGCTAGTTCTTCTAATCCAGTAACTCAAACTGAACTTCGTACATTACTTACTAGTTATATTAGCAACTTCTACACTCGTATTAAGGCTGAAGCTGGTTACAAAAACGTAAACTTATCGAATGGTAATGGCGTAACAGTTAGTGTTGGTTCATTAGCTGGTACAAAACATGCTACTACAGCACTTAATGGTACGATTCTTGGTTTAGGTGCAGTTCACTTTATCAATGCTGCTATTAACGGTGCTGGTAATGCAATCTATTCTGACTTAAGTGCTTGGTTCACACAAATGTGTACACGCCTACGTCAATCATACGGTAACTCACGTGGATACAACGGTTTAACTGAACTTTGCGTAAACATTGGTGCAGGTCGTGCCGGCGATAATGGTGGTAACATTGACCAAATGCGTGGATACTTCCCATCATCTGGTTACAATTCACTCGTTATCTGGGGTCTTAACCTTGCAGCTCGTGCTTACCGAATTGCTGAACTAGGTTTAACTACACAAGTTCCACAATTCAAAAATGCAGTAGCTTTAAGTTCTCACGTTTGCCAACAAACAGCGGCAGAAATGATGAACTACTACAATACTCAAATTAATAATGAAGGTCGTTCTTATGAAATTGGTCTTCCAGACTTTAGGGCTGGTAGTCCAAACGCAGCTCCTGGTGGTTCAACCGAACCTGGTAGTTCATCTGCTCCAACGTCTGGTTATGCTTTAGCGGGTTATCAACACTTCACATCTAAGATTATTCCAGAAGCAAAATATATTGCTAACTCTAATTTACAGTACAATATTCTAATAGAACATAACGGTGATCCAGCATCAGTAACAGCGTATCTTTACACAACAGCTTGGTATGGCGGTCACACTCTGGTAACTTCTGGTAAATTGACTTCTTCAATTGCTAACCTTGCAGGTTCAGCAGCACTTCCGTATAACATTGTTTCAACTAATACTGGTGTGAAAGCAGAAGCTGGTGCATCCCGTATCCTACAAGGCTTAGCTGGTGCCATGAACAGTGGTATAACAACACTTAATTAAAACGTGTTTGAAAAAAATTCTAAGTTGTAGAGGAAAGAAATTAAAAAATTTAAGCCCATTAGCTTAATTGGTAATGGGCTTAATCTATTAACTCGGTATTATTTTCAGTATTTATCTTTGGTTATTACTTGATTATTAATTAAAGAAGATCAATATATTATTCAATCTAATACTACTAAAATATAGAAAGTTCAAAAAAAGGAGAATGTTTGATGAAACAGGTATTTATAAAACCAGCTGAAGGTATTTATACAAGCCTTTATGGCATGAGAAGTGGTTCAATGCATTATGGAGTTGACATTGCAAATAGTAGCTCCAATGTACCGGTACACGCTTCCGTTGCGGGTGTGATTAACAAAGCCGTTGGTGGTTGTTCTAATAATGGTTCTATCGGTAATACATGTAATGGCGGTTATGGAAACTATGTAATAGTTCGACACAGTATTGATGGGAAAACATATGATACACTTTATGCTCATTTACAATCTATTAGTGTCTCTGTTGGTCAAACTGTAAATCAAGGTGATAAAATTGGTGTTATGGGGAACAGTGGGAGTTCAACTGGTCAACACGTGCACTTTGAAATATATGAAAAAGCACGAGTGTCTCAATCAGAGGCGGTAGACCCTATGCCTTATTTAAACGGGGACAAGCCAACAGTTAGCTATCATACTTACGATGGAACTTGGGCAACGATTACAATTACTCAGAAAGCAAATGTGTTCAAAAATGTTGGATATGAAATTATCGGTCAACTTGAAGCTGGTGGAAAATACAAAGTGTATGGTCAAAGAGAATATGCAGCTGATGGAACTCTATTCTATAATGTAGGATCAGGTTATATCCACAATGCTTATGGAACTATTGCTAATCACCATGCAACTGTTACATCTACTATTAATACGTATAGTACTCCTAACGGAGTAATTAAACGTCAATTAGCACCAGGAACTTATAAAGTGCATGCAGCTAAAGACGGTTGGTACAATTTAGGTGCAGAATGGGTTAAAGCTGATCAAGTATTAGTCACTAAAAACTAGAATTAAAAGATATTATAAATATACCTAGTATGTTTAATAAGATAAAAGACTGGCAAAGCAATTATGCAATGCTAGTCTTTTTGTAAGGAAATAGTTGTCATTTAAATGCAAATATGTTTTACTATATTTAGATATAAAGATATTCAAATCTTTTATGATGAAATAGTCATGAACTAATCCATAAAAATTGAAACGAATTTGTTGGTTATACAATTACATAAGATCCATTGGGAACACCCTGATGCAAATTTTGATTATCAAGTGATAGTCTATTTCGCATTGGGGTGTTTTTTTATTGTTAAAACTGCCTCCATATAGGAAGCAGTTAACACTAATTGTATATTCAGAACAGAATACTGATAGGAGTGATTAAAAAAATAACTACCAAGAAGGAAGTTTATTCATTATAATCATTCTGCATCATTTCCCAAATAGCACGTAGTTTACGTAATTTTTTTTCACCTTCTAAGGGGAGTGTTTGGTACCAGTGGTATAATTCAGGATCTGAAATCGAGAAGTTTTCTTCATTCTCAATATTTAAAGTGTTAAGTATTGAAAGATCTTTTATAAGAGACAATGTTGAGTTAAAACCATACTCTTTTAGGTGATTTGTTATCATTTCTTTGTTTTTTTGATAAAAAGGTAAATGACCAAGTTGTTTATCCATTAATTGAGTGATTTCATTGTTCAATGAGGTTGATTGACCATTACCTAAATAATTAAAAATGGTTTTTTGTGCAAAATGATTAATTTTCTTAAATTCATCGGATTCGCCGATATCTAAATCATTTTCACCTAAAAGATTTATGGTTCTCTCAGGAAATTTGTGTGAAAGAACTATAAATGAATCTATTAAATCTTCATCAAAGTTACTTAAAATGAATTTAACTAAATCTGGAGCTTTTTCTACATATGCAAAAAAATCTAGTTTATCAGCATCGCCATTTAGAATTTCAGCCAATACTGAATTCAATTTTTCGCTTGCTGGAGGCGTTTTTCCATTTTGTAATTTACTTAAATATTGTTTACTGGCACTCAAACCTTTATTAGATATCTTTTCTGAGATTTCATCAAGAGTTAATCTCGATTGTTCTATATAACTTTGTAGTAATTCGGCGTATTTCATAACATCACCATCCTAACCTTTAATTATGAATTGTTGTTGTAAAAATAGCAACAATATATAAGTTGATATTTCTATGCTAATTATAGTTGCAATAAAAAGTTTAAGTTGTTATTATTAATTTAATAGCTTTGGTGCTATTAATTTTTATATAAAGGAGAGACCAAAATGACTTATTCTGAATTGCTAAAATTAGCTATAGTTAAATCGCGGTTATCTCTTAGCGAAATATCTGGTGAGCTAAGAGAACTTGGGTTTTCTGCGGACAAGACGTATTTGAGTAAACTACAAAATGGTAGAATCCCACCAGCTAGTAATAAACTCAATGAAGCATTAGCTGACATTCTAAATGTAGATGCTTTGGAGTTAAAAGTTGCTGCTTATCGAGAGAAGATACCAAAGGACGTTTTAGAAAAATTGATTTCATAAAAAGGAGAGATGAATATGAACGAACTGAAAACATTTAATCACCAGATGTTTGGAGAATTACCATTAATCATTGTTGATGGGAAAGAATACTTCGGTGCTACAGACGTAGCTAAGTCTTTAGAATATAAACAACCAGAACATGCCGTTAAAAATCACTGTGATTCCGAGGGGTGTATAAGTTATACAGTCCCTACTGACGGGGGTAAACAACAGAAAAATTTCATCACACTAGGAAATGTATCTCGGTTAATAGTTGCAGCTTCTAAGCAAAGTAAGAATCCAGAAATACAACAAAAGGCAAAAGTATATGAAAAGTGGATTTTTGATGAGGTTATACCATCTGTTCATAAACAAGGTGGCTACATCGCTACTACTGATGATGATGATGATGAAACGATTATGGCAAAAGCTTTGATATTAGCTCAGAAAACGATTAAAAAAAAGCAATATGAAATACTTGAACAACAACGGATTATTGAAGTGCAAAGACCTAAAGTTGTATACGCAGATGCAGTTGAAGTATCTGAGGATACAGTACTTGTAAAAGATTTAGCAACAGTTTTAAGACAAAAAGGTGTTAATATTGGTGAGGTTAGATTGTTTAAATGGTTGCGTGAAAATGGCTACCTTTGCAAACAAAAAGGTGAGATGTGGAATATGCCTACTCAACGTAGTTTAGAATTAGGTGTGATTGTTGTGAAGCATGGGCTTCGAACAGGAAGCAATGGTGAAATGAAGAAAACTCGTACTCCGAAAATTACTGGTAAGGGACAAGTTTACTTTATAAATAAAATTTTAGAAGAACAAGGGTTATTGGCAATGTAAATGAGAGGAGCAACATTTTGCGAAATGTTAATGAAAAATAAAAAACCACATATCAAGTTGCAGCTTGAAATGCGGTAATAACCGAGTGACATCCACCCATAAATAACTATTGAATATTGTATCATAATATTATAATGATACCAAGTGGATGTCCTCAAATTAGGAGGAGCATATGAATGAAACAAAAGAAAAACCACGTTCTTTAACATCTTTTACATCAATGTTTGAAGAAATTAGAAACACTCAAGGTATCGATCTATTAAGATACGACTCTTTAGATGAATTCTTAATAGCGTTCCTCACGTACCGAACATCAATTTAATACAGTACATATACCTAGCGAATTAGTATATGTAAACCAAGTATACGAGAAAATGAAAATGGCTCAAACTTAGCAAATCACTTAGGGATTTAGATACCTAATAATTGCTTTTTCTTTGCATCAAATTCTTCTTGAGTTAGAATACCTACATCTAAAAGTTCTTTTAATTTGATTAATTCCTCTGTAGGAATTGATGATGTTGTAGGAGGGGGAGTGACAGCTGCTTGTGTAGTCTCTTCCTCTTCAGCAACAATTAATAAAGAAAGCTTGTCAAGATCCTTCTTATCACATTTAATGACTAAAGGTACTTTCTCTCCATTTTCGCGCTTTAGGAATAGCGTAGCTACAGACTTATCTTTCCCAACATTAGCGCCCATAGCTCCTGCAATAGCCCCTGCATTACCAAATTTACTGCCGATTACAGTCCAACCTACAATACTCGAAACACTCTTTTGAACATTTTCAACTCGTTCCCATTTAACAAGTTTAAATGTTTCAGCATCATGATAATCAACTGAAATTTCCACAGTACCAGGTTTAATCTGTGCTAATTTATAACCTGAACCTTTTTGGTTCAATTGTTCTTTGCCGTTAAGTATTTCTATGTTCATTTTAATTGCTTTCATGACACGGACAATTTGTCTAGTTTCTGTATCATTATTTTCTGTTGGAACATTTGAAGGTATGCCAAGTTTATCTTGTAGATCTTTTAAGAAACGTTTACCCAAATCATCTGAAAGAATGTTGATTGAAATGGCTTCAGCATTATAGGCAAAGTTAATTTCAGAAGAAGTGATTTTTTTATTGGTAGTGAATTTATGAATATCATCGAAATTAAAGCCAATAAATTTCTTTTGTTTATCAGTGGTTAATAATCTCTTTGAAGTTAGAACTCCAAGATATTGTTTAAGTCCACCAATACCACGTACAAGAATAGCAACACCCTCTACGATTTCCTCTTCATCTACTTGTTCACCAATAAGGTTAATTTCTTTTTTGAAATTATTTAAAAGTACCCAGCCTTCAGATTTCAAATACTCTTTTATTTGTTCAACTGCATACATTCAAAATTCCTCCTTCCTAATACATGTTGGCTATACAATGAAATTGTATCAATACTGGTAAGTGTTGTCAGTATAGATTTCAACTGGTGCCCATGAGGTGCCCAAATAAATATAAAAGCAGATAAATAGAGAGAAAGATTCAATGGAATGAGAAAAATAGATTGATAAACAGCCTTTAGAATCGGGTTCTATAGAAATGTATAAAAGCTAGAAAGCCTATTACCACGGCCTTCTAAGCCGTCGGTCGGGGGTTCGAATCCCTCCTGGGACGTCATACAAAGCCTTACAGCCACAACGGTTGTAAGGCTTTTTGTTTTTATTCATAAATATGAATAGCTATAAAATTTGCCATAATTTGTCCAAATCAATTTTTTTATCAAAAAACTTATTAAAGTGAGAACTTGCCCTTTGAACAGTTTCTTCTAATAAGTGACCATAGGTATTCATTATAGTGGTAATACTTGAATGTCCCAAACGAGCTTGAATAACTTTCGGGTGTTCACCTTCATGAATTAATAAAGTGGCCAAAGTGTTTCTTTTCAT